GTGAACGTCTCGGACGTTCCTTTAAAATTTTTAGGAAAGGACGTCACGCAGCAGGAATTCGAAGAGCATGTCAATAAAAAAATCGCTGAAGAATACAGGAGAAAGATCGAGGACGCGATCTGGGAGAAGGAGAGAGAGCTGGAGAGAAAGAGATCCGATCGCGACGCATTCATCCAGAAGCTCCGGAGGATTGTCTGGGACGAAGACGAGAAGAAGTTTATGAGGAAAGCTCTCCGATATTGCGAGCTCGGAAAAGTATTCTCCGAGAGGTATCCTTTAAAAGATCAGATCCGGAATCTAAAAAAAGAGCTCGATAGAATAGAGAGATTAGTCCAGGATCACGAGCAGCTCAAGATAAAAAAATTCTGAATAATTTCTCACCTCGAGGGGGTTAGTTCTTAAATATTTCTTGACAACGTGCATTCTATTCCTTTACTTTCAGAGCGAGGAGTAGAAGGATCAAAACATTTAGACTCAACAGAGTCTCCTATCACGATGACGCCACATTCGGAGTCTTGCTGGATGACAATCTTCCTTTCTGCGTGACTCTCGAGCTCCCATGGGAAGACAATCTTCCGAACGTCTCCTGCATTCCGACAGGAGCATACAACTGCAGGAAAGTCATCTCTCCTAAGTTCGGAAAGACTTTTGAAGTGACGAATGTTCCGGACAGGAGTCACATTCTTTTTCATAAAGGAAACATAGCTGACGACACTCATGGGTGTATCATAGTCGGAGAACTGTTCGATCCTCTCAATGGAGAGAGCGCTGTCCTGTCTTCCGGAAAAGCTTTTAAAGAATTCCTCCTGAGACTTAAAAATCAAGATACATTTCTTCTCACCATTTTCTCATCCTAAAAGGAGAAGCTCTATGGAAATTACTGTCTCTGTTATAATCAGTGGAGTGACCGGAGCTGGAATCCTGGGTCTTGTTGCAGAGCGGATTTACACGCTCGCAAGGAACAAAAAGAACGGAGGATGCCCGAATTCGCTGATCCTCAAAGCTCTCGGAGATCTAGGAAAGACGTCCGATTCAATCAAGAAGGAAGTCGGAAACACTCAGGCGGACGTCCGAGTCATGAAGAATGAAGTCACGAATATCAATAAGCGCTGTGGGCAGCATCTTAAAGCTCAGTCGGAGATTAATAAGAATCATGCTATCTCCATCTCAAAAAATACCGATAAGCTATTTGATCTCGCCAAAGATAAAGGAGGAGGATAAACAAAATGGATAAAGAGGAGATCTTAAAATTCGCGAAGGAGACTCTGGAGCTCCAGGAGAAATCAAAGTATATCAATGTGAAGATCTCGGATCTTCATCCTTTCGATGGCAATCCGTCGCAGGAGACGGAAGCTGGAACGGATATGCTGCGAGAGTCGATCCTGGGACAGGGCTTTGTAGAGGACGTCATCGTCTATCGTCATGACAAAAAACTCATGATCGTCGCAGGACACAAGCGCGTCCGGATCTCGAAGGAGCTGGGACTCAAGAAAGTTCCTGTGAAGCTCTATCCTTTCCGCACTTATAAGCACGCTGTCCTTTACTGTATTGCGTCGAACAGGATCGCTCAGCTCGCTCAGACAAACTTTCCGAAGCTCAAAGAGTGTCTGGACTACTGTGACGATGGATCCGTCTCTCTGGCGCTTTCTGGATTCTCTCTCAAAGTCCAGAAGTCCATGATCGACTATGAAAATTATCCGGAGGAGTCGTTCAACTTCATTGATAAAGGAGACAGGAGGATTGTCACGATCCGCTGCGACTCGGACGAGCAGCTCGCGGAAGTCAAGCGGTCGCTGGGGATCGGAGACAAGAAAGTCAATACGATCAAAGGATCCGAGATCCTCGAGATCCTGGAACATCTGAAACCTGGAGGAGGCCTGTGATTAAAGCTGTGATCGTGGAGCCAGAGCCGAGACACAAAAGCTTTACTCCATACTGGAGGAACGACAAGATCCTGCAGGAAAAATTCGAAGTTCCTATTGTCAACGGAAAATTCCGCGAATTCTGGAACGAGAAGATCGAGAAGATCTTCCTTTCTTATGCTGCACACTGGGCTGACGTGAAGGAGATCTGCGCATTCCTCGATCGCCATTCCGAATCTAGTCTTTACTGGATCACGAATGACTATCTGCTGAATCTGAATAATGACGTCGCGAAGATCCTCCGGAAGCGCGGAGTCGTCACTGTCTGCAGCTATCCAGCTCCTAAACGATCGCGGAGAGGATGGATGACATGGAGAACTCTGAATATCAATGCGCTGATCTACAAAGGACTCCGTCCGCTGGGAATAGCTGAGCGTCCGTATTCGATCGTCTATTATGGAATGTATCGCAAGGATCGAGAGATCTATTTCGAGCGATATTTCTATCGAGATCTCGTCGTCTCCACGTCTCCACGAAACGTGTCGCTGTTCAAAGCGCTGGGAGTTAAAGCTCATTTTGGGACTCCTTTCTATTGGCACGCGAAAGGATCGCTGCTGCAGCGCTGTCTCTTCTCACTTTATCTGGAAGATGCTTTCAGTCATAGTCACTACACTTATCCTGCGAACAGGTTTTATGAAGCTCTGGGATCCGGAGTCGTCCAGCTCTTTGATCGGAACTGCTTAAATACATTTGAGACTGCTGGATACGATATCTCTGAATATCTAGTCTCCGATCGGAAATCTTTGAAGCAAGCAATCAAGGAGATCGGATCTAATTATGACGATCATCTCACAAGACAACTCCGCTGGAGAAGGAAAGCTTCTGCAGAGCGGAGAGGAACACTCCAGGAGTTCAAGGAGATCCTTAATAGTTGACAGCTCTAAAAAACAAAATAAAGAGGAAGCGCGGAAACGCTGCCACGTCGAAGAGGAAGGGAACCGCGACGGACAGAGCAGCTCCGCGCTCCTCTTATAAGATATCCGAGAAGGAAGAGCTCCGGATCAAGAAAGAAGCACTCCAACGCTTCCGAGATGAGTACGAGAAATCACTTCAGCAGAAAATCAAAAGGCACAAAGCAGGACGTCCGACAAAATACAACGAGGAGAAAGTAATTGCGATGATTGAAGCTTTCACTGAGACTCTTGAGATCCGGAACTTCTTCTCCTTCTGCTCCTTCGAATCACTCGCGGACTTCATGGGGCTCCATAGATCCACGCTCTATAACTGGATGGCAAAATATCCGAAGCTGAAAGAAGCGATGGAATTATTCGAACAAAAGAGGAACGCGCTCTTCTACGCTTTCGTTCCGATCTTGACTCCTGGATCCTGGATCTTCCTTGCGAAAAATTGGCTCGGAATGACGGACAGACAAATCACTGAGATCGACACGCAAGGATCTCTCGTCCAGTATATCTCTCACATGCCTGTTCCTCGATCCGCAAAAAAGAAAGCGAAAGAAAAGGAGAAGGATCCGCTTCCCAGCGAGGAGTACTTGGATTAATTTTTTAAAGGAGACGATATGAGACTAAGACAAGAGATCGAAACCGATCTCCGCACTTTAAAGAGCATGGAATCGAATGAGGACGTCGCGAAGAAAGGAGTTTTCTTGCTGCTCGATCTCATGGATAATCAGCAGCTCCTCCTCGAAGCTCTACTTGACATACGCGAGCTGCTGAAAAAAAAGCGAGGAAAGTGAAAGAATCTCTGAAATAATGACAGAAGGAATGAAATAATGATCGGAATCCAGGAATCCGGATTCAAAGTGGTAAGAGTGGAGTCGTACGTTCCAGAGCCCCGCCAGCTCAAAGCTCATCTCTCTCCTGTGAAGTATCCGATGTATGGAGGAGCTATGCGAGGAGGAAAAACATGCTGGCTCGTGAATTCCGGAATCCAGCTCTCGACGCTGTATCCAGGAAACAGAGGATATCTTTGCAGACATGAGCTAGAGGAATTCAAGCGCTCCACATTGAAAGAAGTGGAGAAGTGGCTGGATCCTGCTCTTTATCTTTTTCATAATAAATCCGAGAAGCTCTTCAAATTCAAGAACGGATCCGAAATGTATTACGGAGGACTCGGAGACGATCAGCGCGGACTCGATAAGCTAAAGTCAATGGAGCTCGGCTGGTTCGGAGTAGATCAGATTGAAGAGACGACTGAAGATCATTTCCTTATGCTGTCAACTCGGCTTTCTTTGAATCTTCCAGGAATCATTCACAAAGGACTCTGCACTGCGAATCCTGCTTCTAATTGGGTTAAGATCCGCTGGATCGATCAGGAGCTCGAGGATCACGATTTTATTCCTGCTCTTCCGGAAGACAATCCATATAATCCTGAAGGATATCTCCTGGGAATGAAAAAGATTCTTCCTGCTGAGCTTTTTAAATCCTGGATGAGAGGAGACTGGGACGTACTCTCTGAAGAGTCTCACGTCTTTCCTATCTCTCTTGTAGAGGAAGCGATGAGACGCCAGTCTCGAGCGCTCGCGAACGTGAGCGCGATCGGAGTCGACGTCGCTCGCGAGGGTCCAGACGAATCAGTCCTCGCGTTCAAGCGTGCGAACAAGTACACGTTTCGGATCTATCGACTAGCTGATCTCATGCTCCTCGCAGATAAAGTGATAGACGAGATGATTAATCACAGAGAAGCGGAAGTGAAGATCGATATAATCGGATTCGGAGCTGGAGTCTACGATAGAATTAAGCGGAAGCTTCCATGGCTCCTGCAGCGCGGATTCAGAGGAAAGCTCCTCGCGTATAGATCCTCTGACGCTGCGCTGGATCCTATGTATAAAAACAAAAGAGCAGAAGACTTCTTCCTGCTCCGGAACGATCTCCACGCTCTAGATCTTCCACTGGATGACAAGCTGGCAAAGCAGATGAGGATCCGATATCGAGTCCCAACTGTAGACAGACAGATCCGGATCGAATCAAAAGAGGAGTTTAAGAAGAGAATCAAGATGAGTCCGGACAGACTGGACGCGATCGTGATCGCTCACTCCAGAGTCAAAGAGAAGCGACAAGGACGAGTCGTAAGATGAATAAATTCAGAGATTTATTAAGGAGAATGCGGACAGATTCAAACGTCGATCTCTATGGATACTCCAGAGAAAACATGCTCGCATTTTTCGACACTGTAAAAAAAAGCAGTCGTTCTGCACTGCAAGAGGAGGTGATCAAAATGGATATCAAGGAAGCAAAAAAACTAGACGAGTCCGAGGATAAAGCGATCGACAGGATCTACAATATGATGAGGAGCGCTATCAATAGTCCTTGTCTTCCTGATAGGAAAAAATTCAGAGAGAAGATCCGCGAGATCCTCCGGACTTTAGCTCCTATCACATTCTCCGCTGAAGTGGAGGGCTTTAAGTTTCCTAGTGACTTCTTTTGCATTCCTGGATCCTGGCTCCCAACTTCAAGGAATGTCAATGAGCTGCCTGAAGCTGTCCGGAGTTATATCCATAGTCTCGAGACTGTCTGCGATCCTGCAGGAATGGTGAGAGAGAATGTCATTATGAAGGATACGATCAAATCGCTGGAGAGGAGAAACGAGGAGGAGGATCCTGAATTTCCGGATGATCCGGATCGCTATGAGATGGAGACTGGGATCCACTACGAGATCCTGCTGAAGTGGAAAGATTCATCTCTGGAAGTAGTTAAAGGATTCAACAAGCTCATGGAGCGGATAAAAGAAGGACAAGTCCGCTTATTTGTCTGCGTTCCGCAGAAGTTCGCTGGAGCTGCTCTTGTACTGGATGCAAAATGGTCGAAAGACTTTGCGCAGATGAGTGCTCCATCTCGACTCCATCTCGTATCGACTGGAAAATGCTTCGAGATCTCAAAGAATATAAAGCTCCAGAGATCAGATAAGATCTACGTCTTCGATGGAGAGGAGATTCTCTTTGCTGTATCTGATTTTGATCTTCAAAGAAAATCTGAAGTGATAGTCTATCGCTCAGAATAGAGGAGGTGACAATGGCCGAGAAAAAGAAAAGCGCTCTTAAGAAGAAGATGACGATCGTCCAAAAAGGACGTCCGCTCACTCCGGAGCAGATTCACGACAAGATCTCCGAGCAGTCGAAACTCCGACAAGGGCGAGTCTTCGCTTACACGACAAAAGGAAAGCTTGTCCAGATCTCAAAGCGCACAGAAGGAAAGAGGACTTCGAAGCAGCTCAAGGAGGATAAGTCCTACTGGAAAGATAAAGGACTCATGGCCCCTCCTTATGATCCTGAAGGATTCCTCACTTATTACGAGTCTAACATCTATTACATGCGGACAGTGAATCAGCTTGCGCAAGACGTTGCTGGACAAGGATACAAGTTCGAGCCAAAGGAAGGAGTCGATCCTGAGAAAGATGAGAAAGCGAAGTCATTCAAGGAGAAAGCGAAGAAGCTCCTCGATCGTCCAGCGGACGGCGACTACGATCTTATCGAAATGATAAAGCGCCTCATCGTTGACTGGGGATCCTCCGGATGGATGAACATGGAACTTTCGAGAACTGGAGACGGAGATATCGGATCGATGTTTCACGTCCCAGCTTATACGATCCGCGTTCACGAATCGGAGAAGAAATACTGTCAGACTCGCTATGTCAAAGGACAGCGGAAGCGTGTCTGGTTTAAGAGATTCGGAGAGAAGGAAGATCTTGTCGCGGAGACTGGCGCGGAATCAAAGAAAGAAGCAAAAGAAGAGGATCTTGCAAGTGAAATGATTATGGACGTGAACTACTATGTGAGATCTGACTACTATGGAGTTCCGAATATTCTGGGAGCTCTTGGAGCTGTCATCTCCATGATCGGAATCCGAGACTTCAATCTTTCGTTCTTCGAAAATTACGGAGTCCCGGCAGCTCTCGTGATCCTGTATGGAGACTGGAAAGAAGGATCCGACACAGAGATAAAGGAGTTTATTGAATCCGAGATCAGAGGATCCGAGAACGCGTATAAGACTCTAGTGCTCCAAGCTCCACAGCAGGACGAGATTGGACTCACGAAGGAGGAGAGAAAAGGACTCGAATGGATTCCTCTCATGAACGAAGTCAAGGAAGGAGACTTCATGAAGGACTATTACAAGCAGATGAGGAATGAGATCCTGGTCGCTTATTCAATGCCTCCTTACCGAGTGGCGATTGCAGAAGAAGGAGCTCTTGGAGGAAATCTCGCAGAAGAGCTGACTGATATCTATGTTTCCTCGAGCGTAGAGACGCTACAGCAGAAAGTCGAGAACATCTTCAACTTCCAGATCCTTCCGACTCTGGTCGAAGGAGATGGGGAGGATAAGGAAGTTCCGATGCTGTTCAAGTTGATTCCTCCGGATATCAGGAATAAAGATTCGGAGATCGCGAGAGCGATCAAGCTCTTCCGGAACGCTGCTTTGAGAGTGAACGAGCTGCGAGCTGTCGACGGACGAGAAGCGATCGACGAGAAAGAAGGAGGAAACGATCGATACATTGAGAAAGGACTTGTCAAAGTCGGAGAGGAGGATCTGGAAAAGGAGGAGGAAGAGCTGCTTCGGATCACGCAGAATCTCGAGTCTAGAGTCCAGACGCTAGAAGAGGAGGATACGAAATGAAACCAGTCAATTTTGAGGAAGCGAACACAAAGCTCGTCGCTCCGGACTGCGCGGATCTTCCTGTCTTCACTGACGGATCCCAGGTCTTGAGCTGCTGGAGGATGAGCTTCAAGGAGAGAGCCTCTGCGCTGCTGCTGGGGAGAGCATGGCTGAATATCCGGACGAAAGAGAACACGCACCCTCCAGTCTATCTGATTGTAAAACGGACAGCGTTCGAAAGGACAAAGTAGTGGATATCGTCATCTATATGAACGAGGAAGACTTCCTGCACAAGACGGACGCGAGTATTCCAAAGAAGTTCACAGAAGACGATAAGCTCTTCATCGCCATGAGAGGACGCGTCATGGGATATGTCGAAGTCCTGGAGTTCAATCCGGATAGAGATATTTCGGAGACGATCCTCTGGGACGGAAGCTCCTTCACTTATATCAATTCGATTCCTTGCAAGCAGTTTCGCGGATTCCGATATCGCTGGTTTGAGTATAAGCTGAAGAAGAGGAAATGAAATATTTTTTCTACTGGAAAAACAACTCGAAGAGAGCGAAGCTGCGAGGAAAGAAGTGCGACGTCTTAATCAGAGGAGCGAAAGGATCCATTCTTATCGTAATGGAAGACGGAGAGAAAGTCGTGACGAGCTGGAGAGCTCTTAGAAAGCTCCTCAATGCGGAGATCTGAATGAATGAAGATCGCAGGAGACTCACGAAGAAGGAGAGAGATCATGAGAATAAGAGGATTAACGAGCTGCACGATCAAGGAGTTTCGATCGATGGACTCGCGCAGCGTTTCGGATATTCGAAAGCGCAGATTTTATCCTGCATCCGTCGCTATCGTGAGAAGATGAGGAGATGATTATGGACTGGGAAAAGTACGATAAGTTTATTAGAAAAGAATCTCAAGAGCTGGTGAATCTTATTCATGAATCGACTGGAGGACTGAAGCTCAATCCTCTTCTGCTTCTTGGATTCCTCCAGCAGTTCCTTGTCGGCTTCCTTGCAGAGCGAAGAGAGAAAGCTCCTAAGATCCTGGAGATCATTCCGGACTTCAGTGCGGATGAGTTCGCAGCTCTCCTGGAAGGAGATATAAAAGTCGGAGATAGGATCACGATTCAAGCTCCACAGTATCTCATCGAGTCGATCGTGGAGCAGATCAGAGTCGTGTCTCAGACTAAACTAAAATACAAGCACTGAGGAGGTGTTTAATGCAAGAAATACGATACGACGGAACGCTGGGAGAGAAGAAGGAAGGAACGATCGAGGAACTTCTGGAAATGTCGAAGGAGTCTCTTGAGAAAAAGGACGTTGCTGCTGTCTTTATCTCAAAAGGAGAGGAGGATCCGGATAAGAAAAAAGTCACGCTGCAGATTCCAGGAAGGAGGAAAGGAACGACTTCTCTCGTCGTGGACGATCAGAGGATCCGCGAGCTCGTGAGAGAGGAGCTTACGATCATGCTACAGCAAAGAGATCCACTCTTCAAGAGGATCTTAAAGGAGATCCAGGATGGCGAATAAGAAAGATGAGCTGGAAGGAATTGAAGTCTGCTGCTTTAATTGTCGTCATAAGGATATCTGCAGGATCGTGAATGGGATCTGGCATCCAGATTTTAAGATGAATCTTCAGAAAGCTGCGGAGCTCGGAAATCAGCAAAAGTTCTTTGAAGGAGTGGAGCGGATGCTGGCGAGGATCTGCGATAAGTTCGATTCGCGGATTTAAGTTAACGAATTTTTTCTCGACTAGAGCTATGGGAGCAAGGACGTTTAAAGGACGTTGGTATGGCAGCAAGGACGTTTAAAGGACGCTGCTATGGGAGCAGTGCTCGATAAATGTCTCGCGCATCTGCAGCAGCGCCAGCAGAGCTTTTTTCTCCAGAGGAAAAAGAGAATTTACTCCGGAGTTACTCCGGAGCGTTGCCGTCTGAAGGGAATAGAATAGAAGTTAAGAGAAGAATTAAGAAAGAAGAGAAGAATAAAGAAAGAATTATCCTCCGGATAATTCCAAAGAAAGTCGCGCTCGAAAACAAAGGAGATTAAAAAATGAAGGAGAAAAAAAGAAAGATCATTGAGATCGCGATTGCGATCCTTACAGGATTCCTCGCAGCAATTATTTTGCTGTGGATAGTGGATCCTTTGACTTTAAAATAAAGGAGGAACTAAAACGATGGCGAATCGAAAAATCATTTTCATTCGAAAGTGGGGAAACTACAAAGTCGGAGACGTGATGGAAAATCCGACTGACGTCACGATTCGAGAGTTGTGCTTCAAGCATAAGTTCGGAAGACTGGAAGGAGATCCTGCTTTCGAAGAGAGGATCCAGCTTCAAAAGCTCACGATGACAAAGCTCGCGCAGGATATTGCATTCGGAGTGAAGCACGCTGAATCCGATATTTCCGGAATCGTGGAGGATCTTGATAAGAAGCTCGCGACTCCGACTCCTTCTGAGACTCAGATCCGGGAGAAGAGGACGACAGGATCCAGGAAGCGGAGATCTTCCGGATCGAAGGGAACGTCAAGAACGAAAGGATCCTGATCGTGGCGCGTCCTGTTATTCATAAGCAGCTCCTCGATCGAGACTGGCTCTCTCAGCAGCTCCAGCAGCATAATCCTGAACAGATTGCGGAGATTCTGGGCTGTGCTCCTATTACTGTCTACAAATATAAAAAGATCCATGGGCTCACTTACAAAGCAGTGATGAAATCCCATCATAAAATTATTCCTGTCCAGCTTCCGGATTATATGATTCGAGAACTCGAGAAGGAAGCGAAGCGACTTGATGAATCTGTCGAGGATCTTATAACGAAAGCGATCGTAGAGAATTTTCTCGATAAAGGAATTAATGTCTTCAGAGATCCGGAAGAAAAGATCGACAGGAGAACAGTGGAGCACAAAAGACGACGAGGACGTCCCAGAATCTACAACGTGGATCCGGAACTTCCGGAAGCGCTGACGACTGATCGAGTATCCATGGGGACTCCGGAGGAGGAGGAAGACGTTCTCAATAAGCGAGCGTGAACGACAGTAAGATCGGAGGTGGCCGTATTTTTTCCTAAAGGAAGGATGGAGGATATTAACATGACTGGAAAAATTATTTTGATCGTACTCGCAGTCATCTTTGTACTGGCGATTTTATTCATTGCTTTCGTAAAGTGGATCCGGAGCCTGTGATGGAAGAAATGATATTTTCAAATGGAGTTTCGATCGGACGTCCTTTATCGACCGAGACGGAAGCTCGAGGAGTGCGCTATGAATGCGGATGCGTTGAGTTCCTTGCTTCAGGATCCAAATCAATTTTCTTTTTCAAAAAGACTTGTAGTGAACATGGGAAGCAGATTAGAGCTTTAATCGATCGAGAGGACCCGGAATGAAGCAGACGCACGCTGAGATCCTCGCGATGCTGAGTGAAATCGTCCGCGATACAGAGCGGAGCTTCCTTTTTCGTAAGCTGAAGCTCTGTAAGAAGAAATCGAAGCAGGATCTCAGTTCGAAGCGGAAGCTGACAAAGGAGTCCGCGATACAGATGAAAGATCAGCATTCCAGTAAGCAGCGCTTTCTTAGGAAGACAATCCCCAGGAGATGAGTATGAAGCATTGGATCCCCAGGAGATCGTTGCTTAGAGCGTCTCTCATCGCGTCGGATTTTCGATAAAGGAGGAGAAAAGTGTGGATCCTGAGAATCTGGCTGAAATGGAAGAGAAGAAGAAAGCGCACAAAGTCTGTCAAGAAGATTGAGAAGTCGATCTACGCGTTCCTCTATCTGAACAGAGCTCTTGTGAAAGCTGGAGTCTCGCGGACGCTGCGCAGACAACTCAAGCGAGATCTCATCACTTCTAACGATCCAGAGAGGATCCTCCTCCGATTCCTGGATGAGATTGAAAAAGTAGGAGTTCAAGCGAATGGCGACTGAGCTGCAGCAGCGGATCCAGAAGATTGAGTCGATCATAAAGGAAGCTCATCTCGTGGATACTGAGCAAGCATCGATGCTGATTGAAAAGATCTATAAGTCCGCTCCGATCCGGAGTTTTGTGAAGAGAATCTATGACAGGATCCAGAATAAAAACATTCCGAAATTTAAGAAACTTTATATCCAGTTCGAAAGAGAAGTTTTAATTCCGGAATTCCAGCGTGCGATCCGGAAAGAACTGAGACTCTCCCAGTCTAAGAAGATGGACTTCTATGTCTCAGGAAAGAAGATCACCAGCGCGAAGACATTCAGGATTAAAGCGGATCCTTCCACAGTCGCGAACAAAGTCACAGCTCGGATCTTTGGGACGATGAATCTCGAGAAGATTAAGACGGAAGGAGCTGCAATTCTCAAAGCTGGGTATACTGCTGCTTTTGTCGATGGAGGAAACGCTGCTTATCGACTTGCTGGGATTCAAGCTCAGTTCGACGTTCTGAAACCTGAAGCTGTCGCTGCAATCAACAAGATAGGAGGGGATCTCATCACGAGCGTCACAGATGAGATCCGGAAAGCTGTCCGGTCGACCGTAAAGACTGGGATCGAGAACGGCTTATCCATGCCACACATCGCTCGAGACCTTACCATGATCCAGACGCTTTCGGATCGCTGGGCTGCTGCAGTAGTGAACGCGAACGTGAAGCGACAAGCTGCAGGAATGGCAGCGGATAAATCGAACGCGATCGCGCAGAGATATCGTAATAAACTTCTGAGAGCCAGAAGGATAATGATCGCGAGGACTGAGACTGCGATCGCTCAAGCTCAAGGATCTCTTGTCGGATATAAATCAGTTGGAGTTCAGGAAGTCCGATTCTTCGCTGCGCATGGAGCTTGTCCGATCTGTGCGGATATGGATGGAACGACTTATAAGATCGAGGAAGCATACGGAGTGATCCCAGTCCATCCGAACGGACGCTGCGATTGGATCCTGCGTCATCCGAAAGGAGGACTCAAGAATCCGCTGACGTACAAACCTCCAGGAGGACTGAAAGGAGGAATCGAAAACGCGATCGCTGAGATCATGGCTAAATTTGCCAGAAGTCCGAGAGAGCACAGCGCAGCTCTTGACAATGCTGGAAACATAATCTTCCGGAAGAGTGGAGGACGTCGCTCAGTCAAATATACTGCGGAAGAGTGCGCGGAAATAAGAAACGCTGCTGCTTTTGTCCATAATCATCCTGTCTCTGCGTCCTTCTCTCCTGCTGATATCAAGTTCGCGACAGAGCTTAACATAGGAGAGATGATTGTCACTTCTACGAAATACCGATTCACGATCGCTCCCGCCACTGGAGATAAATGGAATAGTCTCGCTCCATCGATACAGAGGAATAAATGGAGATCTCTCTTCTCGAAATATGATACAAAATTTTTTGAAAAATTCAGAGCAGCGAAAGGAGATTCGCTTCCTCCAGCGCAGAAAAATAAACTCATCGAACAAATAACAGATGAATTAAACGAAGAGCATTCACATGAAACTGTCACGTATATAGCCGAGACATTCAAATATAATTACAAGAGAACAAAAGTTTCAACAGGAGGATAGAATGGCGAAGAAAAATCCATTCCCAAAAGGATTTGAGATCGATAAAGATTCTCTTGCTACTTACTGGACTCCGAAGATGGAGAGGAGAATCAAGGAGGAGCGCGAGAAAGAGGAGAAGAAAAGGAGGAAAAAATGATTGAACATATAAATAAAACCATGGATCGAGATGATCTTTTTTTACATGAGGACGCTGCGAAGCTTATAAAAGAGCTCAATCTCCTGATCCGGAGTTTCCAAAATCTCAATCTCCATCTTTCCGGATGGCATGGAACTTTAACTGACGTCCCAGCAAATCCGGAAAAAGACTCGCGGAACTGCGGAACTCCAGGAGGATACATTCCTATTCCTGGAGCTGCAGACGATCCGCACTTTCCTTGGTTCCTATACTGGGAGATCTTCTGGGCTCTGAAGCATACTCTGCTCAAGGATGGATGGTGGATCCTGGACGCAGGAGGAGCGTGCTCCTTATTCTGGGCGTATCTCTCCGAGCTCCGGAAATATAAAGTCTTCTCCTGCGAGCTGGATGAGAAGCTCGTGGAGCAAGCGCAGCGGATCGCGCAGATCAAGACATGGCTGAGTAATGATCCTCAGACTCCTCATTGGAGCTCCTCGATCGTCCAGGATATTACAAAGCTCGAGATCTTTCCTCCTGGATCCTTTGACGCGATCTTCTCGATCTGCGTCATGGAGCATCTCACGATTCACCAGCGCCAGCGTGCGATCAGAGAATATCATCGGACGCTAGTCCCTGGAGGAACGCTGACGATCACGTTCGACTATAAGAATCCTCGTCCTGCGATTTTCCGTCCGGATCCCCAGGATCCTTTTGAATGGAAGGATCAGCTCATGTCTACTCCGGAAGATCTCCGGAAGTGCTTCCTGCTGGATGAAGGACTCTTTGAGATCCAATATAATCAGGAGCTCTATGACAACGGAAAGACATATCTGGGTCATCCGCGATACAATTATGCTCCATACACTTTCGGAGCTCTATTCCTTAAAAAGAGGTAATGCAATGCGAATAGAAGAGATCACGACAAAGTCACTCGATAGAGAAAGAAGTGAAGAGCTTCCTCCTTTGAGGACGATAATCGATCAGCTCTGGAAATCAAACTTCCATGGAAACGAGCTCAAAACTTCCGGAGTGCTAGGGCGAAATTATCTTCTGCAGAAATATAAAATCCTGACAAAGGAAATGTCAAAGAGAGGAATCTACTACAAAAAGCTGAATACGATTGAGAGCTATATTTTCAATAAGTCTAATTACAAATTTTCTGTTTCCGAATTCGGAGATCTCGTTATCATTCCGGACTTTTGCTCAATCGCAGGATCCTTTGTCCGGAATCCGGAAGAAGCGCAAGATATAGACGTCGTTCTTAGATTCAACGAAGAAGCGAGAGATGAAACACTGGAGCTGAAGCTGGGACGAGCTCTTCAAAAGCATGTGAAAAAAGATATTGAATTTATCTATCACGCTGCGGGGCCCCACTCCTCCTATATCTCTCTCTTTGATCTAGTGCTCCGTCCTAAAGATCTTATGGAGATCAAGCGAGTCAAGGAAATGGATATCTCAAAAGCGAAGAAGCTTGACCGGAAGATGAAGGAGCACAAAGAATACGAGGAAGAGAGCGAGAGGATCCGGAGGAACGCAGAACAAGCGAAGTTTCCTCATCCTTTTATGCCTGCGAAGTGGACTCACAAGAATGGTCATCCTCGCTGTTTGATCTGCGGAGATGAGGAGACGCTAGATGGAATCTGCAGAAAGTTTGAGAAAGCGTCAATCACGCTCGGACGTCCTTTCACTCCACTCAAGTCTGCAGGAGGATACGGAAAGCATGAGTTCGGATCCATCGATGAGCTTGTCAAGATCTGGGCGTCCGGATATCTTCCGGATCCTGGAGTCGCAGTGGAGACGAAGTTCGACGGATTCCGTGTCCAGATCCATAAGCATGATAAGGACGTGAAGATCTTTTCAGAAGACGCGAAGCGAGATCTCTCAGAACGTCTTCCGGATCTTAAGAAGGAGATTCAGTCCTTCAAGGATAATTTTGTCCTGGATGGAGAGCTGCTAGTCTACAGCTCAGAAGGTGGGAAGATCGACAGGAAGGACATGCCGACTTATATAATGTCGAAAGATCCTCCAGCTTTCAAAGCAAAGATCTTCTGTTTCGACTGTCTCTACTACCATAACACTCCGCTTGATAACAATGAATGGCGAAGTCGTCAGGATTCTCTATCGCAGATTTTCTCTAAAGTCGACGAGCTCAATGTGGAGAAAGTTGTCCCCACGATTGCGAAGACTGAAGCTCGATTCCGCGCTGCAGTAAAAAAGCATTCGGAGGAAAAGCATTCCGAAGGAGCTATGTGTAAAGCTGTCAATTCAAAGTATCCGTTGAAAGGATCAACTCCGGACTGGGCGAAGTTCAAGAACATGAAGGAGATCCGAGCTCGAGTCGTGAAAGTCGAATCGAAGGAAGGAGGAGGATGGATCTATACATGCGAGATCCAGGATGGAGCTCCGATCGGACGGACATACGCGACGAAGATCAAAGCGAAAGTCGGAGACGTTCTGGAGATCGCTGTCGCTGAAGTGAAGTACGACGAGAAGAAAAATTCCTTTACATGGGATAATCCGATCGTGCGTTCCTTAAAACCTCGAGGAACAGCGTTGACAACAAAGGAGCAAGCGAAGACTCTCGCAAAGCTGAAGAGGACAAAAGCTGAAGAGAAGTTTCTCTGCGAGTGTCTTGAATGCGGACATACGATTGAGACTGAAGAGCACTGCATAGATCTCGAGTGTCCTAAGTGTGGGGGACAGATGAGAAGGAGAGAGCGTCCAGGATACGGACAGCTCCATAAGGACGACGAAGGAAAAGGATCCGAATTCGGAAATATCGATTTTAAAGTTGGAGACAAAGGATCTGCAGTGATCCAGATTCATATTATGGGATTGAGCGATGAAGAAGCGGAAGATCTAAAGAGCGTTGAGAAAAAGATCATGATCGCGAGACAGGATCCTTCGAAGCTGCAGAACACTCTCCATGCAGCGATCGGAGAGCATGGAGCTCACATTGACATGAGATTGCATAGAGAAGGAGAGAACTTCTGGGAAGGTGGCGAGATCATGATCGGAAATATCTCCGGACTCCAGAAGCTCAAGAAGCTTCACACTCAAGGAAAGCTTCGCTTTGCATGGAAGCAATCGCGAGCTGGAGAGACGAAGACTAAAGTCGTGCGAGGATCTCTCGGATGGATGCTGATCGGAGAGCGATCTGTCCATATTTTTAAACCAGGAGAATCCGGAGCCAGCGCGAATCAGTATGCTTCTATGATCCAGATGGACAAGCTTCACTGGGAGATCTATCTTGCGGATGAGCACGCGAAGAAGATCCGCTTCAAGAATAGATATCTGACAGGAAATTATCTCTTTGCTTTCGTTCCAGTAGAAGGAGGAAAGCGCGTCTGGATGCTGTCGAGACTCAAGGAGACTGACTATGACGAGACGATTCAGAAGAGACTTCCGGATACAGTTCCGATCTTCAAAGTGAAGGAGGACGAGCAGATCGTCGGAGGAATCGTATACGAGCCAAAGGAGGAGGACTCGCAAGGAGACTTCTCCACTGAAGAGGAGATCCGACAAGCTTGCTATTATTACATGGAGCACGCTAGGAGATTCAAGCTGCAGCATGAAGGAATCGCAATCTCTTCGAAAATAAATATCTTAGAAAACTATATCGCTCCACAGGATCTTGAGATCGCAAAAGAAAAAATCAAAAAAGGATCCTGGATCCTGATTATCCGAATCCGCGACGCTGCGCTGTGGAAGAAAGTGAAGGACGGAGAGCTCACTGGCTTCTCCATGGCTGGAGTCGCTCATCGGAGGAAAAAGGAGAAAGTCGAATAAAAAAAACGCTCTGAGATCGCGTCTAAGCGACAACCTCTTTCCGACGTATATCATTGCATTCACTGTCTTCTCGAGGAGCTCCGGATCTACTCCGGAGTAACTCCGGAGTAAAATAATCCTTGACAAGCTCTTGAACTTATATTTATCTTCTACAACGATATGACGGTGATGGATAGCTTTCAATTCACTTGATCGAGAAATAAGTCTGTCCATCCAGGACAGAAGCTTTCGTCGATAAGCGAAGTTGAAAAGGATCCGACGTAAAGATCCTTCTCGGCTTCGCTTTTTTTTTGCAAAGTTGGGGGGATCAGAAAAAAATTTCAGGAGCGGAACATGCCATTCAAGCTTGAAGATATCGAGCTAGACGAGATCTCTCTCGTCGACGTTCCAGCAACGAAAAGGAAGTTCCTATTCCGAAAAGCGGACGTGGATAAGAAAGTCCGGACTATTCCGAATGGAATTATCTCCTGTCCGTCCTGTGGTCATCAGGAAGCTCTCGTCGACTTTGTAAAGAGTGCGAGCGAGGAGTGTCCTGAGTGCGGAGAAAATTTATTAAGCTCCGACACTGAGATCACTTTTAAAAAAAGGAGAACGCGGATGAAAACACTTTCTGAAATCTTAAAAACTTTTCTGGAGGAAGACGACGAGGAGCTCACAGAAGAAGAGCTCGAGCTGGTCGAAAAAGCCGAAGAGAAGATTCCTCCGGAAGCAGGAAAAGCTCTGAAAGGAGCACTTTCTCTCCTGAGTAAGTACAAAGGCCAATATCCCGATGACGTCAAAACTGCAATCAATACGCTCGCGAAGTTCGCGTCTTATGGATACGCTGCAGAAAAAGCCGACGACGACGAGGACGTGAAGAAAGCTGGAGCAAAACTCTCGAAGGATACAGTCTCGAGACTCAAAAAAATCGTGGCGCTGCTCGAAAAAGCTCCGGAAGCTCTGAAGCTTCTGAAGGGACTTATTCCAGAAAGCGCACAGAAGAGCGACGTTGAGAAGCAGCTCGATCAGATTATGGACACTCTTAAAGATCTGAAGAAAGCGGATGACGATCCAGAAGAAGACGATGAGGAAGACGACGACGACGAGGACAAGAGCAAAAAGAAAATCAAGAAGGAAGACAGTGAGCTCATGGAGAAAATCGAGAGCCTGACGAAGACTGTCAACAAGATCGCAAAACAGAAAGGAGTGAAGAAGTCTCTCAAAGGAAATGATGCTGAAGAAGATGAAGATCTGGAAGACGAGGACGTCAAGAAAAAAGGATCGTGGAGCTTTTCTCTCGCTGCTCCTAAAGACAGCGATTAAGATCTGATTCACGACAAAAACAGTTCGTAAAAATCAGGAGGAAACGATGAGAACGAACAAAAATCTGTTGAAGAAAAATAAGGAGCGGATGAAGAAAGCTTTGACTATTCTCCCATCGCTCACGCTGCAACCGGAGGAAGCTGATCGCTTTATCGATTACGTGGTCGATGAGAGCGTGCTGAAGAATAACTGCAGGATCGTGAAGATGAAGAACAGCGAGAAGAATATTCAAGGACTCGGATTCGGATCCGGACGCTTCCTTAAACCAGCGAACACATTCGGAACTTCCGACTATAAGAAGGAATTCGGATCCAACACGATCACGCTGGCGACCAAAAAAGCTCGAGGTTGTGTCGTGATCTATGACGATGATCTGGAAGATATCACAGTCGAAACAGACGATCAATTTACGGATCATGTTATGAAAATGGTCGCGTCTCAGGTCGCGAATGAAGTCGAGGAAGCTGCTTATATTTCAGATACGCACGCGCTCGGAGGATTTGCTCCAGATGATATTCGCTCAATGTGGGATGGATGGCGCTATGTCATCACTCATTCTGCAGTCGGACAAGCTTATTACAATGAAGTCTCCGGAGGATCCTATGTCCTGGACGCGACTGCGGACTTCGCGAGAGCTGGGAAGATAGTTGAGAGAGAAGCTGCTGCTCCATACGATCAGGAATATAAATATAGCAAAGCGATCCGGACAATGCCCTCCAAGTACAAAAAGAAAGGAGGACTCTCTCAGTTAAGATTCTTCCAGAATGACAACGTCGAACAGGATTATCTCGATGCTTTGGCAAAGCGAGCGACTGCTCTCGGAGACACTGTTATCACCGGAAAAGCTGGAGAAGAGTATGCTTACGGAAAAGTCAAACTCGTGTCCGTTCCGCAGATGCCGATCACGCTTGACGCTGCAGGAAAGCTCGACGCAGGAAACTACTGCGACGCCATGCTCACGCACTGGATGAATCTGATCTGGGGAATCCAGAGAGAGATCAAGATCGAGACTGAGAGACAAGCTTCGGATGAAGCGAACTACTTCTTCTATTCCATCCGCTGTGACTTCACTGTTGAGAACGTGAATGCGATCGTGCTGATCGAGAAACTTACTCACGGATAAGAATCTCGGAGGACAATGTGGCAAAACCGGTTCCCATAATCTACGAGATTCAAAACTTCGGAGCATCGCGAATTATTCCGACGCACAGAGGAGGACTTTTCATAGCTCATCGCGAGTGCTTCTGGCGCAGGCCAGGGGAAACAGACGAACAAGAGCTTAAAGATCTGCGCTCGGCTCCTTTCGTGGAAGTGAGAGAGAAGCTGGATCTGACTGGATTTACAGTCCGGAGACTGCGGAATCTCGCATTGAAACGTCGGATAAAAGGATGCTCCAGGTCAACTAAGTCCGAGCTACTCGAATCACTAGGAGGAATTCAATGTCAATCATCCCTGACGTAAAAAAGCTGGATACGAAAATATGGAGTCCGCTCGCTGAGTGGATCCGATATCTTTCGATCCTGGAAGCTGTCCGCTTTGACGGAATCGAAGCAGACTTTCTGGCATGGATAACCGGAAATTGGACGCGCACTGCAGTCGAGCTGGGATACGGAGTCGCGACTGCTGTTCTGCAGAATATTGTAGGAGGAGTCCTACTCGTCACGAATGCTGCTGCAGACAATGATTCATATCAAGCGCAGTGGCTAGGAGAACCATTCAAGCTTCAAACAGGAAAATTCTGCTACTGTGAAGCGAAATTCATGACTGCGGATCCGATACAAGTCGATCTACTCTTCGGACTCTGCATTACTGACACGACGTTGATCGCTGGATTCAGCGATGGTGTCGCGTGGAAGAAGGACGATGGAGACGCGCTGCTAGATTTTGAAGCTGTCAAGAATTCCACTCCGACAGCACAGAATGAGATCGGAGTACTCGCAGCGAACACATGGACGAGAGTCGGATTCTATTTCGACGGATACTCGACGCTCGTTCCTTATCTAAACGGAGCTGCTTACACCGCAAAGAAGATCACGACAAACATTCCGGACGATGAGGAATTGACTCCGTCATTCGCGATCATGAATGGAGAAGCTGCAGCGAAAAGCCTTTATCTCGATTATCTCATGGCTGTTCAAGCTCGATAAGAGTCGCTTACAAAGAAATTTTTTAATAACGATAAAGAGCACGAGCTCTGGATCTTGAAATCTGGAGCTCGCTCTCTAGTTTTTTCTCGTTAAGAAGGAGTGACTCATGGAGAGTTTTCAAGGAAACTATCTCACAGATAAAGACGCGATCTCTGTTTACTGTGGATCCGGATCCGCAGCGACAATCAAACTGAGTGAGAACTCTCTCACTCTCACAAAGGACGGATCTCCGACAGTCATCGATCTTACTGCACCAGCGAATGATGAGCTCGGGAAACTCGTCACTGTGATTAACACGATCGCGGATTGGAATGCGACGCTGCTCGGAAAGTCTTCCGCTGCGTCGAAGGATAATATGGCTGATCTCCTGGAAGCGAGCTGTCTTCTGGAAGCGAATTCTCAAACTCTCAAAATTCTCATGGATGACGTGGAAAATTTTCCAAGCACTTATGACGCAGACGATAAGCGCGACGCTGTGGATCTCGAGGAGGAAAGAATAGAGCGAATCACTCACGATTTTTTTTATTCTAAAGCATTCGATATGAAGATGAGCGGAAGCGGAAAAAGCAGAATCTTCCCCAGCGTCCTTCCGAATATTCTTACTGTGACTGCTGTTTATATTTGGGGAGTCGAAATAGATTCCTCGCTCTGGACTAACGACACAAGATCTATCTTCCTGGATCTAGAATCAACTGGAGGATCGTGGGCTGAATTCCGTCATCTTCAAAGAGAGTGGGGATCTGACGTCCTTTTTCCGAAAGGACACGAGAATGTCCGGATCGTGGGGACTTACGGATGGAGCTCGTGTCCCAGAGAGATCAGGCTCGCTGCTGCTATGATGGTCATGGATCGCTTCGACGAGACGCTTTACGATCACTGGAGAGAAGGAGCTTTCGGAGTCGGAGGAGACTTCTCTTACCAGAATCCGAAGCGTGTCCATACTGGGATCCTTAAAGTAGACAGGATCCTCTCTGACTACATTCGGAAGCGTCCGCTCTTAAGCACGACAGGATCATTCGCATGAGAGATTCATTCCGTCACAAAGTCGATATTGAAGCTTTCTCAAAAGCAGATCTCGGAGGAGGTTGCAAAGAAAAAACTTATGCTGCAGTTCATTCAGACGTTCCTTGCAGAGTTGTTCCGAAACGAGGATATGAGGAGTTCATATATGGAAAGACAACAGTCAAGAGGACTCATAAGATCCACATGAGATTCCTTTCCAGTCCGGTCGTGACTGAGCTGCATCGAATCAAGTGGACGGATCCGAAGACGTCTCAAGTCCATTACTTCGCGATCCTCAATGTCCATAGTCAATCGAATCTCGATGAGCTCATGAGACTCGATTGTCTGGAGCAGGATAGAGAGACTTAAGATGGCAAAGCTTACGGTCGAATTCAAGAATTACGGAGCGTTCAAAGTCGATCTGGATAAGATTGACAGGAAGACAAAAAAAGATCTTAGAGAAGCGACTGCTTCCGCTGCAAAAAAAATATCAGATCAAGCGAAGAGAAATCTTACAGTGAATAAAAGCGTAGTGACTGGGACGCTGCGGAGATCCATGACTTTTGTATTTTATAAACGAGACTGCTATGCAGAGATCGGAACGAATGTCGAGTACGCTCCATTCGTAGAGTTCGGAACTTGCAGGATGAAAGCGAAACCATATCTCCGTCCAGCATGGCAAAAGTACAATCCGATCTATGTCCGATATCTTCAAACAAAACTTAGAGCGATCCTTCCTCGAGGATGAATGGAGACATAAAGAATGGCGTTTATTTTTGTCGCTTCAACTGGACGCTGCGGAACAAAATTCCTAACTGCTGTCTGGAAGTACTTCACAAAATATCCAAGCTTCCATGAGCCAGTCCCATACTGCGCAGGACAGACTCTCCGAGAAGTGAATAACGAATGCGGAATGAATAAAAGCTCGAGAGAGGAGCTGCGCACAAAACTCCTCCAGATCTCAGGAGATGCAAAAGAAGGAAATTATTTCGAATCGAATCAGATGTTTATAAAAAGCTATCTCCATCTCGTCGTCTATAAAAAAGAATTCCGTCCGCTCTATGTAATTTATCTCCATCGGAATCCGATCGAAGTCACGATGAGCTATTTCAAAAAAACTTTCCCGAGTCATGACATGAGCTGGCACTTACAACCTCAGTGGCAAAAGAATCTCATGCGAGGAAGAAAAGGACTCGGCTTCCACGAGATCTCTCTCTGGCAGTGCTTCGAAATCCGCGAGCGTTTCCTTCTGTGGAAAGATAAATTTGACAAGACATACGACTTTGACTTTCGGAAGATCTCGGATCCGGAGGAGTATCGAAAAATGTTCGCACACTTCGAGATCGAGCACGAACTTCCGCAAAAGTTCCCAGATAATTTTTTCCATCCGCGAAAAACCATGAACGCAATCCAGGAAGATCCTGCGATAACATTCAAGAGGATCATTGAAGACTGGGGAGCTCGAGGACAGGATCCTACAAAATCCGCTCAAGATCATTTCTTCGAGAGCAAGGAACAGCAGATCCGCGAGCTGCAGCAAAAGAAAGGAGAAAAGAATAATGAAGCTTAATGACGTCGGAATTATAGTAGTTACTTTTATCCGCGATGACGTGCTCTTTAAGTGCGTGCAAAGTATTCGGCAATTTTATCCTGATATCAATATTTATGTCGTAGATCAGGGGAAGACAAGCTATGCGAAAGAAAGATTCCTACGACAAAGCGAATGCAATCTGATCCGACTTCCTTATGATTCCGGACTCGCTCTGTCTCGGAATATCGGAATGATAGCATCCAAAGAAAAATACATGGTGATCTGCGACGATGATTTCGTCTTCACTGAGAGGAGTCGACTCGAAAACTGGAAGACGCTCCTCCTCGCTCATCCGGAAGCTGGGCTCGCTGCAGGAATGCTTAACACGAATGGACAGGACTGGCACTACGAGCACGAGCTCCGGAAGTTCGAAAAATTCTATGTCATGAAGGAATACGATGAGATCAAATGGAAGAATCACAAAGGAATCAAATACCATTACTGCGATCTCGCGATGAACTGGTTTATGATGAGGAGAGAATGCTGGGAGGATAATCCCTGGGACTCGGAATACAAAATTGTCCATGAGCATCTTCAATTCTTCCTGGATCTCAAGGATCAGGGAAAGTGGAAAGTCATCTATACTCCGACAGTCCACGCGAATCATGATAAAAAACCACATAAAGACGAGTACGAGATTCTCCGTTCTTCGAAAGGACGGAAGCGCTTAAGCTGGCTCCACTATTTCAAGAAGACTGGAATCCGCTTCGGAATCTATATGACGAAAGCTGAAGGAGGAATCAAAGTCATAGATCTACTTACAGGAGAGCTCGTAAGCAATCATCATTTATTCTTAAATAAAGTCTACGGAACTAATCAGGAAACTCCAGTCCAGAGGATTTATAAAAAGCTCACTGAAGAGATTAATAGACAGCTCGACAATAAATTAACCATCGTGGAGAAGGAAACGCGGAAGCAGATCAGCAAGGAGGAAGAAAAACTCCAGGAACAAAAGAATGAATTCTGGAAGAAGCGGATGGAAAGGAAGCAAGCTCGGAGGATGGACGCATGAATACTTTCGAAGCTCTTCGCGCAGCGCTTGAGATCTTCAAGAGCCATGGCTGGCAATGCTGGCTCATGGCAGGAGCTTGTCTAGGAGCAGTACGAGACAATCGCTTTCTCAATATCGATATTGACATAGGATACTTTCCGAGCGATCCGAAGATTTGGGATTGTCTCATCGAAGAATTGAAATCTCTGGGCTTTGAGCTCTTCATGGAATGGAAGGAAAAAGATCTAAAAGTCGCGCTTGCGATGAGATCACGAGAAGGAGAGGAGATCCTCTCGAAGCTGGATCTCTTTCCTTATTACGTGAATGGAGAGTACTGCTGGCATGGGCTGTTCGGACCCGACAAAAAAGGACGCTGGGGAGAATACAAAGTTTTTTATCCATGCGTTTTTAAAAAGAAATTATTTTTAAATCTCAAGGAGATAAACTTTAGAGGAATAAAATGTTTCGTTCCGGATCCTCCGGAAGAATATCTCGAGCGCTGGTATGGGAAGAGATGGGATATTCCGGATCGTGACTGGCTCTCCTGGAGAGATAGCAAAGCGATCGACTTCGAAACTTTTGAGGAGATCCTACTTTGAGCAAGCAGGAATACTGGAAAAAAAGAGCAGGGAAATATAGCTCTTTCCAGTGGGCGAATGATCCGAAGTATATCGATCTCTTTCTTAACTTCCTGGAGTTCCGGAAGGAAGATCTCGTCCTCGATGCTGGAATCGGAACTGGACTGATCTCAGATAAGCTCTCTGGGCGCGTGAGAGCTATTGTAGGAGTCGACTCTTCACTCTCTATGCTCCAGCATTGCAGCAAGAACGGAAACACGATCCTCGCGCACGAGGATCTCCGGAATCTCTCTTTTATGAATGAGAGCTTTGATAAAGTGATCGCAAGGAACGTGCTCCATCATATTTATCTTGACGTTGAGATGGCGCTCGCGGAATGCTATCGAGTCTTGAAAGAAGGAGGAGAGATCCTGGTCGGAGACCGCGTCGCTCCAGCAGAAGAAGTAAAGGAGGAATACAAAAAAATTCTCGCGCTCAAAGATCGCAGAGTCATCTTTACTCCTTTGTCTCTCTGCAAGCTTCTCGTCTGCGCTGGGTTCAGGATTGAAAAATTCGAGGACTTCTGGACCCGAGATCTCAGCGTGAAGAGCTGGCTCCAGAAAAGCGGACTCTCACAGGAGATCCAGGATGAAATCCTTTTTTATCATGCGGAAGGATCTGAAGAATTCAAGCGAGCTCAAAATGTAAGAATGGTCGGAGAGAAGGACTGTCTCATTGATATAAAAAATGTCGTCATAAAAGGTGTTAAGTAATGGGAAGAGGAATGAAGCCAGAGCATAAGGATCCGAGCTGGGCGATCCAGAAGGAAACTTTTGATCGTCTTGTCGCGCATTCTCTCCTCGCTCCTTATAAAGATGTGATCTTCGATGAAGTTCCGGAGAATCAAGCACGTCCTTATATTCGAGTCGGAGGAGGATTCGCTGGGGAGTTCGGAGCTCGAGACATTGCTGGCTTTGAATATTTTTCTGAGACTAACGTCTTCACTGATAACAGCATAAAGACAGGACAACATGAAGTGAAGCATATCGTGAATTTAGTTCTGCAGGCCATGACGGACGCGACACTCGGAAAGCTGGATCTTAGTTCCTACGGATTTAATAATATCCTCCAGGATCTAAGCGAGCTTAGATATATCGAGCAAGGAGCGTCTCAGGACGATCCTTATATCGTCCAGCGTGGCTTTGTAGAATTCAGATATTTAATTCAAGTTTTATAGGAGGAAACCATGGCAGCAGTAAGCGGAGTCGATTTTTCGCTGAGTATCGACGGCCCCGTCCTTGCAGGACAAAGAGGAGTCACTCTCGATCTCTCGATGGACGTCATCGATGTTACTCATCGAGATTCGAATTGGTGGATGACTCATCTCGCAGGGCTGAGATCCTGGAGCATAGCTTTTGATGCTTGCTACATGGAGGATGACGCAGCGGAGCAGAACATCGAAGACGCATATTTCAATCACGCTTCACTTGCAATCATCATCACGACTCCAGCAGGAAACACTTACAGCGGAACGTGCTTTCTCACTTCTTACTCCTTCGAGGGGCCGTACTCCGCAGAATCGACAGCAAGCGGAACTCTTCAAGGATCTGGAGAACTCCAGACGACAGCGAGTTAAGAGCTGGGAAAGTGAAAAAAATATTTAGAGAGAGTCAATCTGAGCTGGCTACCCAGAAGACTCTCGAGGAGGAAAAATGAAGGATGAAAATTTAGAAAAAAAGCCAGAGAAAAAAGTCTCTAGAGAAGACTTCGTATTCTTAGAACTCGATCGTCGGAGAGAGATAAGATACGGAATGAAAGGACTGAAAATGCTCGAACAGACATACAGTCACGACTTTATTCCGTCTTTAGAGGATCCTAAGATCTGCGAGTATTGCGGACAGAAAAAGAAGCATTTGGGATCCTGCGAGATGCCGATGCTCGAGTTCTTTGATTTTATCAGCAAGAAGATCACTGCGAATACAATTTCCATAGACGATATCTACAAGCTCGTCTGGGCTGGATTAATCCGAGAGGATCCTGATATCACTCTTGAGCAGACAGCAGAACTTCTCGAGAAATCGGATTATCATCTCGGAACGCTTCATGAGCTTATCGCGACGATCTTTGTTTCTATTGGAGAGTCGACTCCGGAAGCAAAGGACGAGCTAGTAAAAAAAGCGAAAAGCGTGACTCTGACGACGACTGGGAGGAAAAAGAAAGTTGGAGCTGGAGCGAGCTCCTCAACACAGCAGTAGGAATGCTGTGCTGGACAGAAGATCGTTTCTGGAGATCGACATTAAGAGAGTACGACAGAGCAGTCAGAGGATTCGAGATAAAGGAAAAAAACGAATGGATCAGAATCGCATGGATGACGGAAAAGATAGTCAATGTCTGCGGACTGGGACTCGGATCACTCAAGCGGAGAGTCACGCTGAAAGGACTCCTGGATCAAATTCCGCTCTTCGCTGAGACGCGGATCCAGGGATCAGGAAAAAAATATACTCGAGCAGACTATGAAGAGATAAAGAGTAAGCACGCTGCTCTCCATAGAAAAATATGGGAAGAGAAGCAGAGGAGATTGAGCAATGTTAATTAAAACAATGCTTGTAAAGATAGGAGCGGACGTCTCTGATCTGACTAAAAAATTCAATCAAGTTTCAAAGAAGCTCGATGACAATAAGAAAAAAATCCAAAGCAGTTTAAACAAAGTCTCGTTCGCGGTTGCTGGAGTCGGAATCGCTGCTGTCAAGATGGCGGCTGACTTCAATAAATCAATGGCGAATATCGCGACTCTCATTCCGGAAAAAGGAGTGAAGCGAGTCAATGAGCTAAAGAGCTCCATCCAGGATCTCGCGATCGCCACTGGAGAGTCGACAGGAAGCATCGCGGATGGAGCTTATCAAGTGATCTCCGCGATCGGAGATACTGCGGACACTGTCAAGATCTTAGAAACGAATGTGAAAGCTGCTGCTGCAGGAATGGCGACGACGACAGACGCGATTAATCTCACTTCAGCAGTGACGAAAGGATACGGAGATGCCAGCGCAGAAGCATTCACAAAAGTTTCGGATCTCGCATTCACGACAGTCAAGCTCGGACAGACAACTTTTCCGGAGCTCGCGAATTCGATCGGATCCGTCGTTCCCATTGCAAAGAAACTCAACGTCTCTCAGGAAGAGCTCTTCGGAACTTTTGCTGCGTTCACAGGAGTCACAGGAGATGCTTCAAAAGTCGCGACTCAATTCGAAGGAGTACTTGGAGCTTTAATTAAACCATCCGAAGAGATGATCGTCGCGATGGATGAGTGTGGTTACAAAACCGGAGAAGCAATGATCGCGGATCTCGGACTTATTGGAGCCATGGAAAAGCTCATCTCGAAGACGGATGGAACTTCGATCGGAATCGGAAAGCTTATCACGCGGAAAGAAGGACTCACGCTCGCAATGGCAATGACAGGAGCTCAATCCGACACTCTCAAAGAAAAGATTGGAGCCATGGGAGAAGCTGCAGGAGGAGCGACGACAGCGTTCGAGACGATGACTGGAGGAGTCAATGAAGCTGGATTCCGATTCCAGCAAGCGAAGCAGCGGATCGCTGTCATGATGCAGACGCTCGGAGATCAACTCCTTCCTGTGGTCGCTGATATTGTCGAAGCGTTTCAACCGCTCGTGACGCTGTTTACTAAGATCATCGGACTCTTCGCGAAACTTCCTGCTCCATTGAAAACAGTCGTCCTCGCATTCGGAGGATTAGTCGCTGCTGCTGCTCCCATGTTTAAAATGTTCGCAATTTTGAAAGCAGATGTTATTCCGATGGTCATCGCAAAACTAGCAAAGCTTAAAGCAGCGATCATGTCACTGACTCTCACGACAGGAGTTCTCGTGGCAGCTCTCGCAGCTCTCGTGATCGGATATATGAAAGTCAAAAAAGCTCGAGACGCAGCGAACGAGTCCGCACGCACAGCAAAAGAAGTCGAGGATGGACTCTTCCGGAAACTCAAAGCTGCAGCGGATCAAGCTGGACTCACTGAGAAAGAATTCCTTAAGCTTCGCGACGCTTATCATGGAAGCGCTGCTGCAATGGCGATGGCGATCAAGCGAGGAAAAGAAGGAGAAGAGCTCCAAAAAGCTCTCGCGGACGTGAGCTCAAAGCACAAAGATGAGGTTGACAAACAGAAAGGAGCAGTCTTGGATCTCGCTGGAGCACTTGGAAGCCAGCTTAATCCAAAGCTAGGAGAGACAGAGGAAAAAACTAAAAGCTGGCTCGATCTTCTTAAAGAGACTGGGATCCTTACGATCAATGAAAAAATCGCGAAGACTATGGAGCTGAAGCAGAAGCTCGCCATTCTGGATCATGTTTATGAAGAAGGAAAAGTCACGCTCCAGGATTATCTCGAAGCGACGAAGAATATCCGCGACGAGATGCACGATCTCGGAGAGACTGTGGATGCTGTGACTCTTCCTGCAGCTCGAGACTTTTCGGACGTAGTCTCACAAGCTCCAGGAAAATTGAAAGCGATCGTCCCAGCAGTAGAGAAGACTACAAAGAAAGTGAAATCCGCATTCACTGAAGTCTCGCAGCGGATTAAGGACGTCTGGACTCTTGGATTCAAAGATATGATCCTGAAGTCGAAGAGCTTCGGAGACGTGCTTAAAGGAACGTGGGGAGCAGTCAAGGAGCAGTTCGCGACTCTCGTCTCCCAGCTCGTGACAAAGTGGACTGTCGGATTTATAGAAAATCTTCTTGATGGGAGTAAAGGTCTCCTAGGAGGACTGAAGGAAACTTTCAGTGGAATAGGAAGTGCTATTTCTGGGATCTTTGGGAAGACAAAGGACGTTGTCGGAGATGCTGCTGGAGCTGCTGCGGACGCTGCTGGAAAAGTCGCAGATTCCGCAGGAGAAATGTCCGGAGGATTTTTATCCAATATAACAAAATTAGCGGGGCCTCTGGGGATCGGATTGCTGATCGGAAAGATTATCGGATTCAAGAACATAACGAAGACTGTTCAGGACGTCTGGAAAGCTGTCTCCGAAAATCTTGTCAAATATATTGAAGGAGTCGGAAAAGTCATAGACGCTGTCTTCGGAGCAGTCGCGGATATTGTCGGAGGAATCGGGAAAGCAATCGGAGGACTGCTCGGAGGAATCGGAGGGCTGCTTCAGAAAAAAGGACTCGGAAAGACTGCGGAAAAATTCCTTCAGCAGATTGTTGACAATACGAAACTTACACGAGACGCTCTCTTTATTGACATTCTTCCTATGTTCTGGGAACTCGTAAAGAGACTGGATCAGATCCGCGATACTGTCGCAGATAAATCGGACGCGATTATGGGAAGAATCGATAGCGTGAAAAGTCTTCTGGGAGATATAAGAGGATACGCAAAGAGCTGCTCTGATAAATTGAAATCAATTCCTACAGCTCAAACAGGAGCACACTTCGATCGTCCGACTCTTGCTCTAGTCGGAGAAGTTCCGGAGACTGTCATTCCTGATAGGAAACTCAGCTCTGCTCTCGCTAGATCAGGATCTACGACTCTCAACGCTGTCTTTAATATTCACGCTCTGGATCCGAGATCTATAAGAGACATTGTAAGATCGCAAGTCGGACCCGAATTTATCGAGTACGTGAGAG